GTCCATCACGTCAAATCGGACGTTAAGGTCGAACTCGTTGTGTATCTCGGACAAGTTCTGCGGCAACTGACCACCAGTCACGCGTATGATCTCCTCGGGGCTCATGTACTGGCAGCAAAGCGAGAACATCTGCCGATACACACTGCGCCAAGTGAGCAGCCAGTTGTTCACAAGGAGCTGCTGGAGCATCTGCGTCTTCACCGGCGGCACAAGCGCGTTCACCGTACCGAAGTACGCGGCATGATTAGCCTCGACACGCTCGATGAGCTTAAACGCCACCGTAGGTTCACGGGCCGGAGGCTCCATGAAGCTGTAGTCGGTCGGACTTACGACTGGAAGCTGGACACCCGGGCCAACCTTGTTAATAGCTCCGATTCGTTTGACGACTTTAATGGGGGGAAGAGTCGAGAAGGCAGTATGGTCTCGGATGGAATCGTGCTGGGCTTTAATCTCGTCCTGGTCCGTGTGAGCAAGCTCAGGGAGACCGCGAGTATCAGTGATGGCACGACGAATGCACTCACGACGAAACTCCACAAACGGATACTCTCCGTGCGCGTAGTCCAGTCTCTCATGTATAGCATAAGAGATTCTTTCTTTGCGGTGATCCACGGCTGCTTGTGGACAAATGACCGTGTAGTAGATGCATGGTGCTTTTCCATCGAGACTCTTGGTGTAGCAGTACACCACCTCAATCATGTTCTGGTAGTTCAGCGCATTGTATACAAGAAGCTCTGTAGTCGGCAGGATGTTCGTGTTGTACATCGTGCTGCTTTTGCCGGCCATCTGCACGGCCAGTTCCACCCAGTCCTTGTCCCAGCCTTCTGTCGTGATCTTCTCGCGGATCTCCACTTCACTCATCCATGTGCGACGAAAGATCACACGCGAGCGTTGCAGATCTGCCGTCTCAGGCGGGAACAAGATCTCGTCCCACGGTTTAAGCGCGACAATCTGCGGCAGGTTGCGGCTGACATATTCCTGGTCATACGTTGCTCGACCAGTTGTCGCCATCTCGTTCACCATGCGGGACGCCTCGGAGGCATCGAGTCCGGGAATGGCAGCTTGAATGACAGCAGCAGCCTGTTCGGGCGCATCGAGAATCATCTGCGGCAGTTCGGCAAGCACGGAACCCTGCGCCTGCGCGGCCATCTGGAACAGCTCCTCAGCGGTAATCTCCTGTGTGCGCTTGCTGATGTTCTGCTGCCAGCCCACAAAGAACGCACTCCAACCATACTGTAGGGCGTACTGGGCGGCAAGTTCAGCTTCCTTTCGCAACTCCTGCGGCATTTTGGCGTCACGAATCCAGTGCAAAAGGTTGGTCGCAATGCCGCTTAGGGGCGCGTCATCGAGTGTCACGCCGGACGCTCTAATGGTTGCACGCTGAAAGGCGGTCACTAGCAAGGCAGACAGTTCGTTGCAAGACGAATCGACAAGCCGGTTGCGAACGTCACTCGCCCCCTCAAACGGCCATGCCGGGTCACCCTCGTTGCGAAGGTTGCTATGCTTCTTGCCGTCGTCACTCTGGCCTGCCCACCGTGCAAAACGCACATCATCGAACTTGATCGTCAGGTTACCCTGCGTCGAGTTGATCATGGCACGATTGTATTCGCTCAACAGATCCCCAACGTCGGGGACATTTGTTGCAATAGCCAGAGGATCTGAAGAAGCTGAATACATAGAAAGATAAAGTTCAATAAGAGCCGCTTTGAGCCATTTGCCTCATTTGCTTTTCCCATTGTTCACCGCCGAAGTATTGTGGCTGCATAACCACCATATATCCTAAGGCGTCAATTGGATCTTTACTAGCACCTTTTTGTCCATCTTGTCCAGTCCATTCCTTTAAACTGTAAATCAAGTTCTGACAACGCTCATGCACCATTAACTTGGGATGATTTACACCTTTTTCCATTGGTTTTTCTCTATCCCATGACAAAAGATCATTGATTAACATCACCCGCTCTTCAATTGGCATGGCGGCGGCAGGGGTAAATATAAGTGGATTATCCGTCTGATTAAGCAAATCCAACACTGTAACGCCCCCATCACGGGTGATCGTCTCCGTGCCAGCCGTCCTCGGGTCAATCCAACGGTCAACGATCATCTCGCGCCGGTCACCCGCCGTCTCCAGGCTCCAGATCAAGTCCGTATACTCGTTCACCCCACGGCCAGCCCCAGCCTTCTGTGCCGGGCCAGCTCGACCGTCGGCCTTGTCACTAGGGAGCGCCCATTCCCCGTAGCTTTGGTCGGGCCATTCACGGTAGACCCAAAGTATACCGTATTTATCCACCCTGCCCCAGAGCATGAACCAGTTCCGCGCCCCGGCAGGGTCAACGGTCATGTAGTTGCTTCCTTCGGGGATCAAGTCTTCCGGCTCACCCTTCCACAGGTTGTGGTCACCAAACATGGGAAACTCGGAGCCAGCCGTCTGATCTGCCCAGCCATAAGCGCGGATCTTGATGTCGTGGCTGGAGCGCCCCGAAAGCTCCTGCTTCATCCGTTCCCAGTTGTTGTACGGGTTAAGCTCGGTATGATACCAGATGCAGGCGTGTCGTCCGTACAGGTTCTCGGCCATGTAGGGCATCTCACCCTTGGGTACGGTAAGGACGTTGCTATTGGGCAAAAGCGGCGAGGGACGGCTGACGGTGACCTTGGTACTGTTGATGTACTCCTTCACGACCTGGGTGTACCCTTGCACCGGCGTAAAGGTGACGATCAGCTTGCCTGAGCGTGTCACAAGCCGGTAGCGAAGTGTCTCCAGCCAGTTCTGCGGGACAAGCTCGTCGCACCAGACGTAGTCCACCTCGCCACCTTCGACCACCTTAATGTCCTGGGCATAGTTCAGGAACCAGATCTGGTTGCCCATGTACACCGCCGTATTGTCGCTAAAGCCGTTCTTCTGGCTAAAACTAATTTGTGTATGATTAGTACGTTTAATGTTGCGAATCTCTGGTGGAAGGTACTTATAGAATACGTTCTGCTGTGCTGACACGCTGGTCATGTGGGTCGTGTGCAAACACCAGATGCGGATGTTGCGTTTACCCTGGCGTTCCTTGATCCAGTCGGGTGTAGTGCCGGACAGGTCAGTGCCGATAAACGCTTGAGCCATCCGTTTGGCTGCGTACTCGGTTTTTCCTGAATTGTGATGGGTTATCGCCGCATGTATGTAGTTATGATATACTGGGACGGTGAAATCCCACACAACGTCATTCCGTATAAATTGCACTGACTCTATCTTAAGGTCTTCACATGGATGAAAGAGCTCAGAGCTGGTAGACAGCTTTGAAATAGGCATCCACGTTTTATCTTTGCACAAAACAAGGTGTGCCCCTGAGCAAACAACCGATGTGCCAAGGTTTGTCTTTACCTCAAAGAGATCCGCATTTTCTTTCTTGAAAGGAACCTCAGCCTCAGCCACCACAACCTGCCCGGTTGATTCATCTATGGCCAGAACATGAAACGGCTTGTTGATGGCATCTACGCGCAGCTTCTTGCCGGTCTTGGCATCTGTGATCTCCGTCTCCCCAGCCAGGCATCTATTCCCGCCAAGGATGACCGTCTCGTTAAAACGGTTGAGCAGGCTGTCCGCGTCGGGCCAGTGCGCCAGTTCGTGCCCATACCGCATCGGATCGTTCTGTTCAGCCTTAATCTTGTTCTCCCGCATAAGGAACAGATCAAGCACCTTCTCCGGGCCAATGTTCTGGATCATAGCCAACCTTTCCCGCTTATTAGGCGCAGGCAGGATTGGATGATCCTCCAGCTTGTAGGCTAAAACTTTCTCGATAATTTCCTGATTTTCTTCATTCATAGTGTTGACGTTTTTCCACGATGCCCTATATTTGTTGTGTCGTCAAATAGGCGACCGTGTACCCTCTGCACCACCTGAAACATCGGACGCACAGGCGATTAAATGGTTCCAGCTATCCCTCTTGAGCTGGATTAAACATCTGCTTCGGTCTCAAAGTTGCAGAGTACTGACAGTCACGCCTACGAGAATGGCAAGAGTTTCCCGAACGGGTAGCCATCACTCATGACTGTAATTGCGAAACGAAGCGACGACACTTATACGGATCGTTAAGTCTCATTTCTGTATAGTACTCCCCCAAGATAGGCAGTAATGCTGAGTCTTGGGGGTACTATGCTCACTCGCAACTCTCCTTGCCGGATTGTTTGTCTCCCACGGTGAGCAGCAGCTTCTGCTGCGAGAGTGATAAGCTGGCGCTTCGACAGTTATCACGGCAACACAAAGCTAGAGCAAAAGAAAGTCACTAGAGAAGGGAAATATCACTAGTGATTAAGAACTTGATCTCAGCTTAAGAACAGATGATCCAAAGTATAGCCAACTCAAAGGTGTTAAGCTGCATCTCTTGCGCGTTCACCAAGCTTAAGCACCACTTAAGCGCGATATGCAGAACATAACCTGCGCTTAATGCGAACATAAGCGACTTAAGTTTGCTCTTAAGCCTTTCAAACTTGTCATATACCGCCAACTTGTCCTTGAGCGTCATCTTATGCATAGCGTCTTGTTCTTAACCCGAATGATTTGACCGCACTTAAGATTGAGTCCCTTGAGCCCCACAAACACTTGTTCCTCCTTGTCCGTCTGCACCCAGCGCCGGTTCGGATACAACCTGACAATCTTCTGCTCCACACTTACCCCACTCTGCACAGGTTCCGCAACATGGGGCGCTTCTACTTGAGCCGGCACGTCCGCTTGCGGCTCAGGGGCGCTTTGCTCGGCCACTTCACCGGGCAGCGTGCCATCCAACAGGTCGCTGCGATAGATGCGCTTGAAGCTGCGAAAGCACTTCCGCTCGATGTAGTCCTCCCCGAGCTTGTACGACATAGGCCGATACGCCGGACCAAGATGCTGCTTAACCGTTTTCTCGCTTAGTGTGTACTTGATTGTCATAGTGACACCAACGGTACACTAGCGCAGTGTAGCGTGCAAGGCGGGGAAAGAGAAAGCCCGCTACGCTTATGCAGGCGTAACGGGCAATTCCCTTGTGCGAACTACTGACGACGAGGTGGCGTCGTCGTCGCCGTCGTAATAACAGGTCGGACCCCCCGCCCCCCCTATCGTCGGTTTTACTCTGTAGAAACCGCATTCCATATGACTATGTTTGTATTATGTTATTGCAACCCACTCAACCGCAACAGCTTGCAAGGGCGGCTCAAACGTGGTCGGCCGGAAGCACCAAAGGCGCGCAGTTTGTGGCCTGCCGAGGCGCCGGAACGGGGTGCCGCGGGCGAGCTGGGCGGGCGAGCGCGGGCGCGCGGTCATGCTATGTGCCGCGGGGGCGGTAACGAATCGAATACCCTACTGCCGCACTAGGGTATTCCCGCTGACTCCGCGCACACACTCCGCACGCACGCACTCCACGAGCTGCACTCGCACTCGCACGCACTGCACTAGGATCATTGCTTTTCTTTTCTTTTTTGTTGCGTACTTATGCGATCAAGCTAGTCTCGCCACTGTCAGTCTAACCTTAACCAACTTAACTCAGCTTATGAACATCCACGACATGAACGCCTTAGAATTCGCAGCATACGTCCGCCTGTGCCTTTTCTTCCTTATGGGAGGTTGCGCACTAATCACCGCAACCCTCTGGCTTTCAGTATACTTTGACTGGCGCAAGTCAAACCGCAAGTAAACCTCAGCAACCTAACACACTAAAAAAAAGCAACATATGAACGCACCATCTAAACACTGCCTCCACACTATCGGCCGCGGCTTTTACCGTACCGCGCATTTACTCGGGTTAACCCTACCAAACGGCTTTCAGCGCCGTGAATTACTTGGTATTTCAACCGACGCGAAAACCGTGAAAGGTGAATCTTTCGGCTTCCTTACCGGGATTCTCTACCTTTCCCCCTTGGATCTAGGCGGCTTCGGCAACGTGTGCCCCTTTGCGTCGCCAGGTTGCTCGGCTGATTGCCTTAATTCGGCCGGCCGTGGTGCATTTAACTCGGTTCAAAAGGCACGGCGCGCTAAAACCGCCCTTTTCTTCAAGGCAAACGCAACCTTCCTTTGTAACTTAGCTTTAGACATTCACGCCTTGCAGCTTAAAGCGCTAAAGCTTGGGTTGCGGCCGGTTGTGCGTCTAAACGGGACCAGTGATATTGCCTGGGAAAAGCTGAAGTTGAACAACCTTAACTTGATGG